GTTTTTAATGTCCTTACGTATCTGTTTTGCGTATTCGGGTTCAATAGCTTTAAGCGCCTTCATGGTTTCTTGAATACCTTTAATTTCTAAAGTATTGGAAACGGCGGCCATAGGTTTACTTTCGTTGTTTGTTGTTGTCTGATAATACAGCAACAACCGTTACTAAGTCGTCTATGTCAAAAGGTATTGACGGGGGCCACCACGAAATAGCTACCAAAAGTTCGGCTAGTTGGCGCCCGTGGGTGCCCCTCAAGTGGGGTTTGCGGTCTCTGTTTCGACTACTTCAATGTTTGTCAAACTTTTTACGAACGTATCAAATTCGCTAGGTACAACAATTTTGTTTAGCTTTGACGCTTCGTACGCCATAAATGCTAAATCCTCTACGCCGATACCTGCGGCCATGTCCGACGCTTTACGTTTAAATTTACGTTCCCACATGATAATAACGTAAAGGTTTGTTACCACTTCATAAGCGGTGTCGGCTGTTTCTACTTTCAATGTAAGTTTCATTATTGCCTTTTGTGTCGGGCCTTTGCAGGCGTTTAATTAAACTTCAACGACGCTATAAATTCCACCCGTAAAAGTAATGCTTAACTCTCCAAGCGCGCCCAAGGCCATTTCGTATGGCAATTCCTCTAGGTAAGCGCCTGTAAGTGTCATGGTTGGGTTTGTTGCGGTGCCTGGGCTTGTAGCGCTGCTAGACCATGAAACCGTTGTGCTAGTACCAACCAAATTTTTTAAAGTAGCGTAAGTCTCACTTGCCGCAAATGATAAAAATAGGTCACAGCTCAACGTAGAGTTTTCCAAACCCGCCACGTAGACGCGGGAATTAACCCCAAAAACGGTACTTTCCAGGGCTTCGATATTGCGCGTAAAGGTCAAGCCGTGGCATTGGTCCTGCAAACTGACGCTGTTAATTACTAGGTTCGGGCTTGAGAGATAAGTGGAAGTCGCCATTTTGTTTTACTCCTTGTTTGTGTTTGTATTAGTTTTAGCACCTTTAGGCGCCTTAACGGTGGATTGTTCTATGAAGCCGCCTGCTACTAGCGCGTCAATGTTTACGCCTTCGATTACTTCGTATTCGTCGCCAGGTGTACCGATACGGGGGCTAAGTATTGTGTATTTCATAAAACCTATCTTAGGCGGTTGCTTGGGTTTGTAGGGTTATAGTCAAGTCGTAGGCGGGTAGTTCGCTGCCGCCGATTAGCGCAATAGTTGGGCGCCCGTCGGTTACACCAATTTTCTTTGTAATTACCTTGCTAGCAAGGTTTAGTAGTGACCGTTGCGCGTCTAGGTTGCCAGGCCCTAACGTAATTATTCGTATTGGGAACGTCATTTCTACGACGTTGTTTGAATACACGCTAAACGTAGGGGCGTCTATAAACGCGCAAGGCGGTACAAGGTTGCGGGGGTCTGTAACTACCTGTAACCCCGTAATGGTTGTTAGGGAAGCTGCTAGGTCGTCTAGCGCTTCGTTAAACAAGTCTGTAAACGCGACAGGCATTTAGGCAACCTGCGGGCGGGGAATACCTAAAAGCTGTTTAATCATTGGTGACAGGCCAACGCTGTTGCCTGCGGGCAGGCCGTCAAAACTGGCAAAATCTGTTACCGCGCCGCGTTGTCGATACAGAAACCCGCCGTAGGCGATAGTTCCCAGGGTGACGCTGTTACTTGGGCTAGTTGCTTTTTGGTCTATGTAGCCACTCTCTAAACGTCTTGTAAAACAAAAATCGTTTGAAGCTGCTGCGCATTGAGTTAAAAAAGTTGTATCCAATGCCGACGCGGTACCGATACCTAACCAGTCCTCTATTTGACCAGCCGTAACCCAGGTGCAAGCAACAGTACCTAGCGTTACGGTTCCCGTTGCTGTAGTGCGCGTAACGTCGGCGGCTGTTTTTGCGTACAGAATTTGAAAAGGTACGGCTACTTCATAATTGTAAATTAAATCGCCGTCGTCGTCTACGCCAATAAACAAATATTCGGGTACCGCGTAAACCGTGTACGTACCGTTAAAGGTTGCGTCAACGCCTGCTACAACAATAGACGCGCCTACATACACTTCATTAGGTGTAAGCGTTTCTATTACGGCGTAGTTGTCTAATAGCGTTTTATGCGCTACTTGGTATACCTGCGTCATGGCGGTTAGGCCGCCTTTCGGTTAGACGAATTTAACGAATTTTGTAGCGTCTGCCATAAACGACGCTGCATAGCCACGGTACGCGATAGTGCGGCCAAGGGTGCTAGGTACGTCTACGGAAATAGCGCCTTTTTGCTGTTCGTAAAATTCAAATCCTGCGGCTGGGCCTGCAGCGTGACCCATAAAAGAACCAGGGGTATCCTTATCGACTACCAACACAAGGCCTAGCGGGTTGCCGTTCCAAGTGTTAGCTGCTAACTGGCCTGGCGCGTTCATAGCCCCAATTTGTGGAAATACTGGGCGGCCTGTGCTGTCAACCAACGAACCTAACGACGCCCAAGTACCAGGTGTAACAACCATATGAGTAGGTAGGTAGTTGGTGTTTAATGAAATTTGACGGGCGCCTTCGTAAATTGCTGCAATCCAGTCGGCTGGGTCTGTCGTGTCTGCAACGGCGCTGGTTTGTGTAATTGCTGCATGGCAAGCGTCTACGGCGTAGTTGTTTGTTGCTTGTCCGTAAGCGATAGCCAACTGATTTAAAACAATGTTAATACTTGCTGGGTCTGTCCAGTCCAAATCCTGTTCGGACATTGTTACAAACGTACCAAACGTCAATTTGTTTACGTTGTTATTTGCAACGGTGACAGTTGACGGGTCAAGTTGGTTTAGTTGACCTGTTGGCTGTTGCGTTACTACTGGCCGTACCGTAATTTTTGGGCGGCGAAATGTTGCGCCTGATTGTGGCATAGCAGAAACGCCAATAGCCGAAACGAAAGGCCTAATCGGGTTTAGTCCGTCATAGACGGTACCCGTAATAATTTCGGGCAAAATACCTGGGGTATCGGTTGTAGTAATGTTTGGCGCTGCAGCTTGAATACGTGCGTTCATTTCTGCAAGTACGCTGCCGCCTTGAAATGACGCTGCAATAAATTCGCCTGCGGTCGGCAACTTAAAGCTACGTGGCTGTGCGTAAATAACTGGCGCTACGCTTGCGGCCTCGATAACGGCTGGGGTTTCTGTTGGCTGTGTCATGGTTTCTAACTCCTCGTTAGGTGTTTCGGTTTCTATATTATCTATTTCTTGTTCGTCTTGTGGGATACCCTGCGACGCTGCTACGCGGTCTACTGACGCGCCAGCAAAAGCTCCAAAAGGTACTAACGATAATTCTTGGAAATCGGCCATTTCTATAATCATTGTGCCCTTTTCGTCGTAACTAAAACGGGTTGGGTTTACCCCAACCGATACGGCGTCTAAAACTTGGTCGGCTAGTAAAACCATTGTTTCGTTTCCCAATGTTGTTTCGGAAATGCGGGCTTCGTACATCATGCCCATTTCGCTATCCTTCATACTTGTCACTAATCCCACGGCCTTACTACTGTCATGCCCTAAATAAAGTTTAGGCATTTTGCCGCCCGCGTTTAAGCTGCCTGGCAAAAACATTACTTTTGTACCGTCGTTTACTGTTGCTTCGACGTTGTAAGGCAACGCTAAACCTGCAATAGTTCGGCGCGGCATACCGTTAGGGCCTGCGGCGTCTATCGTTAATTCTTGTTGGGTTAATCTAAGCATTTGGCATTACTCCTACTTCGTCTACTTCTGCGGGTGTGTCATATTCGGATAGGTAACTTTCGGATAGATAACTTTCTATATCGAATTTGCAGTAGGTACCGCGCGGCAAAACGTTACCCATACTTAGTGTTTCGGCTATGCAATCCATAAACAATTTGGCGCCGAACATATACAAATCTTGGCGCGCTTGGGTGCTGTTTTGATAACTGTAACTTCCCGTTGCGACGCCCAAAAGATAAGGTGGGCAATTCGCTAGTCGCGCAATTTCTAGCGCTTGATATTCACTAGCTGCAACTAACATTTGTTTACTTGCGTCGCTGTTTGTTTCGGTGTAGGTGACAAATTCGTTTAGAACGGCTACAGAATTTGTAAGCCTTGCCGTTTCAAACGACTGGCCCAATTGTTGCAATTCCTCGGCGCTTAAAGGCTCGCCCGCGACCTGCCGCAAAACTCCCGTAGGTAACAAACTGCTCGAATTGCGTAGGCGGGCCTGCTCGAGCTTAAGCGACGTTAAAACAGCGTTAGGGCTAGTAAATAGTAAACCTTGAATAGGGCTTATAAATTGCACTACGTCGCGGTGGTCGATAGGTAAACCGCTAAACGTTATTTGTTTAGACGGCGCAAAAAATACAGGGCCCGCTTGGTCTTGTGTTAAAACCATGGCGCTAGGCATACGTTGAAAAGACTTGGGGTAGCCCGTACTATCGCGCTCGGTGACGTACAAAAAAGCTCGCTGGGTAAAAAATAAATCGTCAAATAACCAGGCAAGCGTTGTGCTATTTGGTAGCGACGGGTCTAATTGGCGTGTCCAGGCGCGCGGCGCAATTTGAATTTGTTCAAGGGTTCGGGTTACAGGGTTCCACATTTCGTTATACATTGACAACGGCGTACAGCCAATAACCGACGCCAGCAAGTCGCGTGCCCTAGTTATGGCAGGTACCGCCATAGCCCTTTGACGTGTAGCGCCCTGGGTGAAAGCGTAAAAGTTATCGAGTTGCGACGCGCCAACATTAGAACCGCTTGCAGCCGCTTTCACGGTAGAACCGATTGCAGCTTTGTTGACTTTGTTAAATAACGCCATGCGGTAAGTCTGCCATATCTGTTAAAAGTTTGGTGGCACTACCCACGGTGAAGCGGTCTATTCTTTTCCCGACGAAAAGGTAAGCCGTCGTAGGTAGTGCCTTCACAATATTAGCGGTTTAACGTAACTACTAGCGGTTTGCCCACTAGCTGCGGTTTTGACGCTAACGCGGCAGCCCAAACCATGCAGCGCGCCAACGTGATAGGCCCAGGGCTACGGGTAGACGATAGGGCTACGCTGCCTTGGTGTTTGATGAGTACGGCGCGCTCGACGTGTTCTATTAACTGATTTTCGCCGTGATGATATATACGATTTTCTATAATCATATTTTTTACGGCTGCAGTCCATTTCAATAGTTCGCGATAACCAACAATGGTTTTACGCCGTTCCATATTTGGTGGCAAATGTATTTCAAGGCCTGGCGTTATTGCTACGCGCAACGTTGGGGCTAACGCTATTTCGGCTTCAACTAGGCGCCACGTTTCGGCAAGTGTGCCCGCAACAAACGCAACAGTAACAGCCGTTTTTAGCCCTACTTGTACGGCCCTAACGCCGACATATAGCGCCCCTTCGTTGTCTACCTCGATAGCTAACACGCCGCCAGGTGGTATAACGTCGTCAGATTGTAAAGCTTCAAATACGCCAGGTTCCAGCCAACCGTTTTGCGTTGCTGTCCAAGTGTTGACCGACGCGCGTAAAAAGGCGTTGCGGTTTGGGGCTTCGCTTTCGGCTTCAATTACAGACATTTCTAACGTATGGCCTAGCGCGGGGTTGGCGTACGCCCAGGCCGTAGGGGTCATTAAATCGCTGTTTGGCGGTGGGCTAAATTCGGCAAAATATAATTTTGTTTGTTCGCCGCTATCTATAGCCCTTAATCCTTGTTCACGCCAACGCAACATAGCTTTACTATCCTGCGTACCTGCCGTAGACATCATTACAAACAACGGATTTTTACGGGCACGTTGCGACGGTAATAAACCTTCGTCTATAGCAGCTTCGCTAATATCCCAAACTTCGTCGGCTACTACTAGGTCGACGCTGTAGCCGTGACCTGCGGCAGGTGTGGCCGCCCTAGGGAACCATACGCTGTTATCGGGCATTGTTAGCACCATGCGCCCGTAGGACCACGATACCGACGCCCCAAATTTTACTTCTAGTATTGGCGCCAAATATGTATACAACGCGGTAGCCAAATCAAGTTTGTGCGCAACAGTAATAACAGTTTGCGCCTGGCCGCGCGCTTTACCTTGCGTAGTAAGCCACCAACCGACAAGCGACGCAATAGCAACCGTTTTACCGTTCTGTCGCGCAACAGACACAAGGCCAACACGGTGCAAGTAGTCGCCGTTGCTATCCATAGACGTTAAACCATGCAAAATGTTTAACTGCCATGGCATTAGGTCTACGCCTAGTACCTCTTTCGCAAAATCCCCAATTTCGTTTACAGCCGATTTTTGACCACTAGCGGTGGTCGTGACCAATCGCGGCATATCGTGGCTAGTCGGCGCCAGTTCCGCCAAACCC